ATCCAGAATGGCGACGAGTGGCGAACCGCCGTGCGCGCTCTTGGCCTCGGCCGAGCTGGCGCGGTAGACGACGTTCTTGCGCAAGCCGACAATCATCTTGCCGGACGGGACGATGCGATACAGCCCTTTCAGGCGCGGCGACATCATCAGCATCTTACTGGCGTAGTTGAAGACTTCCGCAGCCTGGTCGCGAGAACGAGCGCCCGACATGATGCGGCTGTTCGGAAACGCCTCAGGGCCAATCACGTGACCGAGCAAGAGGCAGGCGATGGTGGCCGTCTTGGAGTTCTTACGTGCGATCGACAAATACGCTCGCGACGTGCCGTTCGGATTGTCATAGACCGACAGAATGAAGGCCACCTGGAAGTCCAGCAGCCTAATCGGCTGACCGACGAGCGCGCCCTCTGGCACGACCAAATATTCTTCGATGAAGCGGCACATTTTCTCGCCGCGGGTGAGCTCCGACGTCGGCAGTCCGCGCCAGTCGCGCAGAACCGGGATCGGGCCGCACTTGATGGCGCCGACCACGGCCTCAGAAAGCATTCACAACCTCGATTAGGCTAGGAGTTCGTCATCCACGCTCGCGCCTGCCTCGATCTCCTTGGCTTGGTCTCGCCGCTTGGCCGCGTCCCTCGCCTCGCCTTGCACGGCGCGCGCATGCAGCGCCAGTGATCGGCGAAACGAAAGGATGGAAGAAGCGTGCATCTGGACTACGGATCTCCGTGGGTTGGCTACGGGCGTCCCTTTTTCAGTGACTGCGACCGAGCCCTCAGTGCGAAGCAGGTCTTGCTCCCTCACTAGGTCTGCCATCGTGCGGGCAAGCATCGCGGCAATTTCAAGCTGGTGCGCCGACCAATCGGCGCGGGCATATTCGGCAATGACATTCTTGAAAAATGGGACGTCGCCGTCGTCGAGCGGCACGTTTTCAGGAAACTGGATCTCCTCAGAAGCCGCAGAGGCAATCCTCACGGCCTCATCAACGCTGTCGACGCGGCTTTTCTTATCAGACATGCGGAATCCCCTCGCGCACGCGCGCTTGCGCACGCGCTAGGCAAAAATCTGTGTTTGCATTTGAATTGCGTTACCCCGGCGGTCCTTGGACGGGGCGATCGTCGACTTTGCGACCACCCCCTACCCACCAACCTCCACCGGATATCCATCAACACCAATGACCACGGCCTGCTGGCCTCGCTCGATGCGAGCCTTCAGCTTGTCGTGGCATGGAGCGCAAAGTGATTGCAGGTTGCTTGGGTCGTAGAACAAAGCCTCGTCGCCCTTGTGTGGCTTGACGTGGTCACACGTAGTTGCCTCGGTGACATCCTCGACAGCCAGGCAGAACCGGCATAGCGGCTCGGCAGCAAGCTGCGCCTCACGTAAGCGCTGCCATCGTGCCGTCTTGTACATTCGACGGTAGAGCGCGGCTTCCGCTGAGCGGCCGTAGGGTTTGTGCATCACGTCTCCCGATATGGATGCCATCGTGGTTGCGCAGTGCAGCCCAACTACCTACATACGGGACAGTGACCGACAGCCTGCAATATGCGGCTCAAGTAGCGTCGGCCATATCAAGGAGAAAAACCATGGCACAACCGCAAGGCGCTTCGGCGTCCGAACAGGCTTATGACGCCAAGACATTGGCCAAGAAGCATCGCATCTCCGTGGAAGAGGCAGCTAAAATCATCTCGGAACATGGTGCCGATCGTAAAGCATCTGACAAAGCTGCTCGTCGTATCGCAGCCTAGCACCGCAGCGGATAGGCAGCCGAAGCAATTAAGAAAAACAAAAGCGGCCCGCTCAACCAAATTAAGGGAACGGGCCGCACGATCACCATGCAAGCGGAGGAGAACGCGCATGGGATTGGTTGCGGAGGTGAGATTTGAACTCACGGCCTCCAGCTTATGAGGCTGGCGAGCTACCGGGCTGCTCTACTCCACGTGATAGTTACCCGCTGCGTTCAGCGGCTGCACCGAATGCAGCATGACGGCGGGGCGGTCGTAACCGCAAAGGGGCGAAGGTATCTTTCGATACCCTCTCACCCCTCGGGGATTTGAATGCGCGTGGAGCGACGGTCATGCAGCGCGGTTGCGGAAGCGACGCAAAGCCTCTGCTTCCAACTGCTTTTCCCGGCGATCGATCTCCTGCCATTTGATCTGTATCGTTGTGGCAGCCATACCAACTAAAGATTTTCCGACGCCTGGAGCGTACCTCAGTGCTGCTCCACTCGCCTTACCGATCTTTTCATAATTCCAACCTCCCAGCACAGCGTCCTCAAAAGGTTCGACCAGCGGGCCAAGGGATGACCGGAGCTCGGCCAGTATCGGCTTGGCATCGATGTGTTCGTTCAAGATTTCATCGGTGATCTTCACGTGTAGGCTTTCCGTCTTGATCACACTACCTGAAGCCACGTTGTCGTTAGCTGCGACCACAGTCCTGCGCGAGGGTATAGCGTGCGAGCCTTTGCTCTTCTTGACCTTCGTAGAGATTTTGATTTCGCCACTCGGCACTTCCTTCCAGTTGGTCGCGGCGGCTAGGTCAATGTCCGCTTCTGGTGTGAGGCGTTTAGTTTCCCTGACCACCTCGCCGCCGTCGGCCTTGCTGTAGTCCAACCCTTTCAACGGCTCAGCCTCACAGAGCGCCACAAGCCGGCGATATCGAAGGACGACAGCTACAAGATCCTCCCGCTCATCGCGGCGAAGTGCCTCAAGCAACGGGAAGTCCTCGCCGCGGCTCTGAACACAAGAGGGATCACCAATCGACTGTCGCTTCACTATCACCCTCCGAACCTTCGCCATTTTTCTCGCCTCATCCGCCGCATTGGTTTTTGCCCTATGCCTATCTGCAGCACGCTCTTCTGCGCTTGGTAGAGCCCTAGGTGCGTCTCTGCTCTTCGTCTCCTCGATTGGCTCCCACTTGCCATCTACTTTTCGGAAGCGTGTGTTCGTTCGGTATGGGTGCGGCTGGTCGCCGGTGAATGCTACCCTGCCAGTGGCGTCGATGATCTGGTCTTCTTGTTGGCTCATCAGACGATCCTCTTGCTGTAATCGGGAATTACTTTCACTTCTGGACCGATCGGCAGTTCTCTTATTGCCTCGCTGAGGGGTGTTGGCTCTTCGTCTTTCCCTTCGGCCATCCTCGCGCAGCACTCTCTGACGAACTCACGCTGTCGGCACGCTAGTATCCACGCTTGGTCTTTGTGTATGAAATCTTTGCCACCTACATACTCATGAAAATGACCGAGAACGCGTCCTTCCAGATTCAGGAACTGCTCTAGAATTGCGGTCCTAACGACGTCGTATCGATCCTTGCGCCGCGAATTTTCCAGCCAGTCGAAAGCGCTACGAATGCTATCAATTGTCTTCTGGCGGTTTACGTATTGGTACGCCTCGATACGTACCGGAATTTCGCTCACATCTTCTTCTCTCATACAATCTCCCCTGTGGTGCTAGCGCTTGGTGGGCGCCGTTACTGCTGCTCGGTGTTGTCGTTGTCGGCCAGCCAGGCCTTCACTAAGGCCACCGCCTTGCTGGCCGCTTCTGTGGTGGACTTGAAGCGCACCACTTCAACCGGGTGCCCCAGTCTGACGAGTGATGCGTGGCGCTCGACCTGCGCCGGCGATAGCCGACCTTTGCCGACCTTGTTCTCGATCATCCGCAGTACGCCGCCCTTGAGATAAATCCGCAGATCGGCTTCACCTGGTGCCAGCCCGGTCGCGATAGCGTCTGCCTGTGCGCGTGGGCCGCGCTTGGCGCTGTTCATGTCGCCAGCCAGCAGGAACTGCCGTCCATACTCTGGCAAGGCACGCAGCGCGCGGACCTGAGCCGCCTGCCCTTCGCTTTCCTTGATGGGTGCGTCTGCGAAAGTGACTGTGCCTTTTGGCGAAGTACGGATGATGACGCGCTTGCCATTGATGCGGGTGGTTTGGGTGGCGGCTTTGCTGATGCTGGTAGCTTTGCCCATTGCTGTCTCCTCGTGGTGTGCTGTCGTGGTGGCGACACACATACTTTCCGAGAGAGGCGCGAAAACGGGTAGTCGATTTGTGAAATATTTTTTGGCCAAAAGAAAAGACCGGCTGAACGCCGGTCGTTTTTTAATGCTCGTCACCGCGATGCGGACATCGCTTCATCAGCTTCTTGATCGTCCGTCGATCTCCGCCGAACCGATCCATGACCTCGACGGCCTTTGGCAGGCTGACCGAATATTCCTGTTGCAGTTGCTCGACGGTGTATGGCTGCGTTTCGTTGTCTGGCATGGCGCCCTCCTTCTGACCCGCAAATGCGACCACCCTGATTCGAGTTCCATTCAAAAGGCAGGTTGCACCCGGATCGCCCTTCTGCCCGCCGCACGTTGCCCAGTCAAAATCATCTTGAGAACCGTGCGCGCGGCACACCGCCCTGCACGGTTGCACGTGTAGGGGTATATATAAATATATACCCTACTAAACGTGCACCAACCGGGCAGCGCTGTGCGGGTGTCTCCGCCCGTATGTGCACAGTTAGTGCACGGATAAAAAATGGGCTGTCCGGGCGGTATTAGAAGTTGAATTACAGACTGGGATTTGGTTGTGTACGTGAGATGAAAAACCGCTCTCTTAAGATCATTGGTGGAGCCAGCATGACCGAAATGAACGAACAGCTACTTCTAAACAGGTGTCCGCACTGTTCGATAGCTAATCCTCTTTTGAGGTCAGTCTGGAGCACAAAAGATGGGGAAGGTAGCCCCAGGTCAGATGGACAAGATTGGAAAGCTTGGCGCGCTTACGCATGCTCATCATGCGGTGGAATAGTTACTGCCGTTGGGTACGGCAGCTATCAAGGGCGTGACGTTGACAGGACTTATCCGTCACCGAGAACAGCCCACGAGGATATTCCAGAAGTGGCGCGTAATTTTCTACAGCAAGCTTTCAATGTGCTTCACGCCCCTGATGCAGCAGCCATGGTGGCCGGAAGCGCTGTCGACGCGATGTTAAAAGAAAAGGGTTACACGAAAGACAGCCTGTATACCCGCATCGACCAAGCCCTAAAGGATGGCGTTCTAACGCAAGGTATGGCGGATTGGGCGCATTCGGTACGGCTGGGGTCCAACAGACCGAGACATGCCGACGCTGAAAAGCCTCACGTCAGCCACGAAGAGGCGAAAATATCGGTAGAGTTTGCAGAGGCGTTGGGGCATTTTTTGTTCGTGCTCACCGCGAGAGTCGAGCGCGGTATAGCGGATGCCCAAGGAGCCAAATAAGAAAAGGCCGACGCATCTCTGCCCCGACCTTCCTGTCGCTTGTCGCCATCTGCCAGTACATCCGTGGTCAGTGCGCAAGCTGTCTGGCCACATAACTCTCGACGTTGTCTTTAGTTCCCGTCAGGCTATTTGCTTCGTACTCGCCGTCTTAAACAGCTCATATTGAGCCTTTGCATGTGCGTCCGCAGTCGCTTTTTGGGGAATGCCTTTGTACCCGGGAAACACCGGAAACTCGTGCATCTCGACTAGGTCCGTGAGTTTGTCCAGAAGGCGCTGCATCGATACTTGTTTCCCTTGCATTGCCATTCCTTCGGCATAGAGCAACCAGGATTCACCGATAAGCTCCATTTTACGAAGCTCCTCCGGTGTGCAGTAGTTCTTGGCGACCGTAACATCTTTGGCAGTGGGTTTCTGGTTGCCTAGACCCACAAGCCCCATGTTCGGTTTGGATGCATCCGCGCGGTTCAAGAGGATCTGCGAAGCTGTCAGCTCGGACGCCGCAAAATGAAACACGTTTTGGCTGTCTGCAAAGAACTTTCTGGCGGCCGGGTCATCTTTATCGTAGTCGATTGAGCACTGTGCAAACGTCTCACGGACCTGAGTATACAGGTTCATCTCCGACGTTCGGATCGCGCGCACTTCCCGGGCCAAGTTGAGCAGCGCTGCGGGATCGCTGTTTAGCCGCTTGCCGTTTAGCGCATATCCGTCCTGAATATAACCCTTGAGGACTCCGGACGCCCATTTGCGGAACTCGGTTGCACGCTTGGAGTTTACACGGTACCCCACAGCCAAGATTACATCGAGATTGAAGTGCTCGATGGAACGGCGGACCTGTCTCTGCCCCTCCATCCGAACTACTTCCATTTTGGAAGTAGTTGCCTCCCGCTCCAACTCCCCTTCGCTAAAAATATTGGAGACGTGCTTTATCACAGCGGGTGACTGTGTGCCGAAAAGGTCCGCGATTTGCTCGTAGGTCGCCCAGACCGTCTCCTGCTCGAGGTCAATGGGCAGAGCTACATCTGCGCTCCCGACTTTGTAGTTCGCGAGAGCATCGAACTTGTTTTGAACAGCTTTTTTTACCTTGGCGACACCTGCCGCCATCTTGCTAATAATGCTTGCCATTTCGATCAAATTTCCTTTGTCAGATCGAAGGCGGGCTAGAAATTGCAGTTGACATCCGTCACATGGGATTTAAGGGAATGTCATGTGATCACATAGCCGCCGTAAGGTTGGTATCAAGGCCCGGGCAGCGTTGCCGCGCCGCCCGGGTCGTCCGATTCGCTACACGTATGCGTAGCCGAGGAAATCTAGTTCCACCGACGATTTGCATCAAGCATTTGCGGTTGGAATTAACAGAATTTGGCAACTATCCCCCGAATTCCACCTTGCCACTTACGTTTTTCGGCACGCGAAGCTTAAGCCGCCCTTACAAACACCGCCAGCTCGCGCCTAACCGGATCCCGCTCTTCCCGCTCGACAAGCGCGCCTTCACGCATCAGCGCCGTCACAAGGCTGGACGCCCGCTTGCGCTGCACGTTGTCGTCCAAATCCAGCCCCACAGCGTACGCTACAGCGCTTCCGACCCAGTTCTTGGCCTTCGGTGACTTCTTGTAGTCGGACGCGCTCACAGCCGCCAGAATGGACGCACGCTGGTCTTCAGTCAGGTCTCCCGCCACATCCTCGGCGCTCGGCCAATGCCACTCGGTCACGACAGGCGCAAAGTCCTGCGGCTGAGCAAGGCCGGTCCCGTTTCCAAGCGGTGTCGAGACGAGATGGCGTGGAGGCATCACCCAATCAACAAAAGTCAAGGAAACAATTTGACAAAATGTTTCCATGACTGCCCTGAGCCATGGACTTAATTGGATGGTCACCTTTTAAGAAGCAAGGATGACCAATGACCTTTCTCCAGTTCGCCTACCTGATGATTGCCGCCTCCTACTTGATGGCCGTAGTCGCTTTACAGCTCGGGCATTAGGTTTGGGCCGCCGCGATGTCGGCCCGCATGGGCGGCGCGCTAGGCGGCCAGCAAGCAAATGAAAAATCGAAGGCAGTTCATGCGGCCTCCAGAGGAAGAAAGTCGTCGCTTGCCGTAATAAGCAGCGGAATACCTATCACGTCGCCCGGCTCATTGATCTGGTCGATGCCCAGAGCGACCGCCAGGCTTTCGAGCTTTTTCATGCCGCGTTCCTGCATCCCTTGATCGTCGTCGCTCTGCACGCAGATAGCGTACGGCTCTGTTAGGCCGTCATGGGTCTCCATGTCCAGTCGAAGCCAGTCTGAGCCGTCGTCATCGTCGTGCTCAATGTAGCTCGCCACAACTGTCATCACGCGGTCCCCAGACGCACGGGCCGGGGCGGCCGCCAGGCCCGACCCCGTGCCCGTTGCGGATGTTTCTTTTACTTTGTCTCTGGCTGTAGCCGAGCCAAGTAAAAGAGTTTGCTCCCGCGGCTGTAGGACACTAGGAAATTTTGCGTCCTGTGACGGTAGGACGATCTCGTCCCGCGGCTGTAGGACGCTTGATTTTATTTCGTCCTGCGACGGTAGGACGCTAGTAGTGTCCGGCGACTGTAGGACGCGAAAATTCGGATGGTATTCGGAGGGCCGTTTGCCAGAACCCATGACGCGGGTGAAATATCCCCACGCGACAAGATCCTCTGTTGCGCTTGCGACGCTGCCCCTCGTGAGGCCGGTGGCTTGCTGCAAAAAACTGACACTGGCGCGTGCATTGCCATGCTTCTTGTAATAGCGCTTGAGAATGTGGCGCGCGGTCTTGATGTGGATGAGCCGCACCCGCCCATCGTCGATGATGGTTCCAAGGAGCTCCATGCGGTCGACAGGACCGCCAGAGTGATCAGGCTTGCTCATTCTTGCCATCCGTGGTGAGTTTGCGCGTTAATAACATACCTCCTGCCGACGGATGCCGGCAGGTTGATGTTGGTTGGTGATTGTGAGGGTGGCAATTAGACTGGCCGATAGGCCTCGATTACAGCGACAGCTTCGCTGATCCGGTGTTCAGCGATGTTGCTCGCCCGCTGGTATCCTTCGGTAAAATCTTCACGTGTGCACGGGTGAAACTTCTCGAAGAAAACCCGGCCCAAATCGCCCTCGGGGATGGTCTTGATCTCATCAAGAAAGAACGATGCGATAGGCGTAGGCGTTAAGCGAGCTTTGAGTTCATCATCTAAATATTTTCGTACAGCTTCTTTGCTCGCGCAGATATCACCGTCATCCCAGAAGGATGGAACTGGGCATTGTTCGATGTCATTAGCGGTGAGTCCGCGCGGGTCTTCACCCATAAAGCCTGCTATTTCCCAAACTCCGCGCAGAATGTCGTTATTTTCTTCAGTCATAGCTTCTCCTTCGCCGGCGGCGCCGGACGTTCGAAATTACAGATGAGGGTGGGTCGTTTAGATCAGGCCCTGATCGCGTAAGTCTGCTAAGCGCTGCTGCGGTCTGTCTCGTCAATCACGGCATCGAACGCCATGATGACGGATTGTAGTTGCGCAAGTTCTTGCCGCGCGAAAGGGCCGTCCTCGCCAGAGGCGAACGCTTCTACATAGTCAACGCGTGTTGATTTCAGCGCCTCGCAGACATTCCTGATGTCGTCAATCGAAGGGCCGCTTCCGCATACGAGATTCATGCTCATGCCGCCCTCGCCCGTGCGTTATCGTTCGCAAAGTCATAAACGGCCGTTCGACGCGAGCCGTGTAACCAAGCGTCCAAGTCGCTAGTTTCGTATTGAACGCGTCCCCCGGTCTTCATGTAGACCGGACCAGTACCGTTTAGGCGCGTCTTATTAAGCCATGAAGGCGACATACCAAGGTACGCCGACGCCTCGATAGTATTCAATCGCATGGTGTCTCCTCACCTCCAGACGGAGTCTGGGCGCTAAAGTGAAAATGTGGATTTTGAGAAGGATCGGTCGCGGGCTATGCCGGGTTAAGGTTAGCGGTGCGAGGCACCGTTCAGCCGGGTCACCCGGCGCTGCTTCGTGAAGGGTACCACCCCTTCAAATATCGCGACCACCACAATCGCGAACACAAAATATATAGACTGATTTTACAAAAATTTCGACTGATTTATTCATCGGCAGTTGCAATAAATTGTTTGACGCATTTGTAAAAAATATCGGATTTTGTCTTCAACTTGCCAAGACTGTCAGATGGTCCGGTACGACGAGAGGTACAACAAGCCCATTTTTCGCCTTGAAAAGCGGCCTAGTCTGTCCAGTCGATCATCGGGGCCACGGCAAAGATTTTTTCGCCGTTTGCAAGCGCTTGTCTGTACATGAATTAACCTCTTTGCGGCGGCTTCTACAGCAAAGGACCGCAAAAAGCCAGTTTTGCAGCTGCGGTCATTTTGAACTGGAAATCGCCCAGGAATCGCGGGACAAGACTTGCAGTTCTAAAAAAGACGACAGGAAATCCCATGGCCGCCACCGTCATTCCAGTTCCAGAACCCGTTCTT